GGCGAAGGGGGCGAGATACTGGTAGTACCGGGCGTCTGGGTCGTCCCACTGTCGCCAGGCGGCGTAGGGCCCACCTGCTGCTGAGGCGTCCCCGGTTCCCCCTCTGTCGCCTCCTCCTCGTCGTCCATCGGCTCGAGTTCGATGTCCGCGAAGTCGAGGGAATCCAGGTCCGAGAAGCGCAGGGTCTCGCCAGCGCGCTTCTTCGCCAGGTAGATCAGGGCCTGGATGGCATCCGGGTCCATCTCGTCGACGCCGGCGGACCACTTCGGGAGGGTCATCCCGGTGTAAGTCTTGAGCTCGCGGGCCTCGGCGAGGAGAAGGTGGTCGCCATCGAACTCGTAGACGACGCCCTCAACGGTCAGCTTGAGCACAGTGCTCGTTCCTCCTGCTACAGGGTCGCGTCGGCGGAGACGATCCGGACCTGAATGGGCGGGTTGGACTCGTCGGAGTAGGCCTCGAAGTCCGTGGACATCGACACGATGTCCGGCCCGCCGACGTTCGGGCTGGCACCCTTCAACTTCACCGCCGGGAGGATGACCTCGAGAGTGTCGCTGCTGCCGGACGCTCCGATCGGGTCGCCGGTCAGCGTCAGCACCAGCGCCGTGGTGGTGTTGTTCGTGAACAGGTCGTACAGCTCGGCCTTGTTGAACTCGGCGGTGAGGCTGCCCGTGATGGTCGGGGTGTCGTTCTCGAGCTGTTCCGACTTCAGGCCGGCGTTGCCGATACCGAACCGGTCAGCCGCCATCGGCGCCGCGCCCTGCACGCTCACCTCGGTGACGACCGTGGCAACTGCCGTGTTGCCGGTCACCGACGTCTTGCCGCTCGTGGTGCTGGCCGTGCCGCCGAGCTTCAGCGTCGCGTTGGCGAAGCTGAACACCTTCGAGCCGCTGATGTACGACGGTGCGGCCAGAGCGGTCGCCGTGTCCTCGCTGCGGCCGTCGAACGTCAGCTTGAGCGTCGGGATCGCGTTGTCCGAGACCGACAGCTCCCACTGCGACACCTTGCAGCCGGTGTAGGTGAAGGGCCTCACGGTGCCCGTCGACGGCTCCGGGCGGCCCACCTGGATCGTCAGACCCTTACCGCGGAAGTCCCCAGGGGTGTGCACCTGCTCGTAGGCGGGCGACGTGAGCGCCGTCGGCGTCGCCGACGAGGCGAGAGCGTGCTTCCACAGCAGGCCCATGCCCTTCGTGGCGTGCTCCAGCGTGATGTCACCCGAGACGCTCTTGCGGGAGATGGACACCCGGGAGGCACGCTTGTACTTGGTGCCCACCCGCAGCCCGGTCGGCTCCAGGAACGTCGGGTCGAGCTTGAGGCCCTCGTCGTTGAACTCGAAGGTGTGGTCGGGGGTCACAGCGGTGCCCCACGCGGTTTCCGCGCCCACCATCAGCTGTGCATCGAGACCGGTACCCGTAGCCATCAGCCCTCGCCGCCCTTCTCGTCAGCGGCCTCGGGGGAGGCCTTCTTCGTGCTGCGGGCCGGCGCGTCGACCGCCCAACGGGACTTCGGGAAGGCGCGGGCCTGATCGCCCTCGCCGCAGATGTAAGCGTCGTCGGTCTCCTCCATGGGCCCGGCGACGGTGACGACCTGCCCGTTGTTCACGTGCAGGCTGTTCGGGCTGTCCGGGGGCGCGTACAGGTGCACGGCCTCCCCGAGGTTGCGCAGGCGTACAGCGCCCATCGGCTCTCTCCTAGATGCGTGTCTTGCAGGTGACGGTGAACGGGAGACGGCCCTGCAGACCCTGGGCGGTCTGCTCCGGGAAGAAGTTGTGCTCGGAGATGTCGCAGATCGTCGGCGGTGGCAGTGTGAGCGCGGGATCGGCGCGAACGACCGCCTCGACCGCAGCGAAGATCTCGAACGCGCGGTCCCGCAGCGGCTTCACGTCCGTGGAGCCGCTGCGCACCAGCACGGAGCAGGTGAGGGTGATCTCCTCGTTCTTCGCCTTCGCTCCGATACCGGCCCACTCCTGCAGCGTCGACGTCGCCTGCGACTCGCCGCCCGGATCACCGTCGTAGCCGACGAATACCCACTCCGCGGCTGCCGAGTTGGAGACGAGCGGCCCGTCGACCACAGTCACTCCGGACAGATCAGGTGAAGTCTGCAGGGCTGCGACGAGCGCGTCGATCAGACCCGGTACGCGGGAGGAGGCCATCACGCCACCCCCGGCAACTGTGGCCCGAGCAACTCGATCGCACGGCGTGGGATCGCAAAGCCCCGGCCCGCGATGTAACCCTGGTCGTCACCGCCACCCATGACCGTGCCCATCGTGCCGCGCTGGGTCTCCCACAGATGCTGAATGATGATCAGTGCTGCGAGGCGGAAGTGCGCCGGGACCGCGGTGTAGCCCGCCTGGTAGGTGGCCAGCACAGAGCCTTTGACCGGAGGTCCGGACAGGACCCTCACCAGCCCGGACGTGCCGTCGACATGAGCCAAGCCGACATCCCACGTCTGCATCCCGTCGAGCGCGACGAGCGACGTCAGCGCGATCACCGGCGCGGAGCGAAGGAGAAACGCGGTCGTGCCGCTGGCGAAGTCGAGCTGATCGACCGCCGTGCGCGGGTCGACGACCTGACCGAGCTGCGTCTCCACTGCGGCCGTCGCGGCGTCGATGTAGCCCTGCAGCTCCACATCCTCCGAAGTGTCGGACGCCGCGATGTTCAGCTGAGCCTTCGCGTCCGACAGGGTCACGATCGCCACTGCAGTCCCCTCTCAGACCGCATACCAGCCCCACGCGGTGCCGTCGTAGTCGGCCAGGAAGCGCACGGTGTTGCCGGCCGCCACGGTCATGGTGGTGGTGCCGGCCGGGTGGATGAGCTGTCCGCCAGTTGAGGCCACCGTGAGCAGGTTCGAGCCGGTGTTCTTCAGCGTGTATTCGACCGGGTTCACGTCGGCGTCCGGCAGGGTGGCGGTGAACCCGCCGGCCGTGGTGTCGCACAGCAGGACGCGGTCGATGGGCGAGGCGGTGAAGCCGGCCGTCTTCCGGGAGACAGCCCTGGGAACCTGCCCGTTGACGATCTCGATGCCCGTGGGGTGGGCGATGGAGACCCCGGACGGGGTGAACAGGCCGGTGAGCTTGAGCGTGCCGAGCGCGCCCATCAGGGCGCCGACGCCGTTGCCGTCCACATTGGGTGTGGACGATTCGGTGGACAGGTGGATGTCGACGGTCGGGCCGACGCCCTGGGAGCCGACCCCGACGATGTACACCTCGTGCGTGCAGGCCTCCACGGACCCGGACAGCACCCGCATCTCGTGCACGCTGCCGACGGACCCGGCATACGAGCCCACCGCGCACAGTGCCGCCCAGCAGTACAGGACCATGATCCGACTGATCAGCGTGTGCTCGCTGAAGAAGATCCCGTAGGTGTAGCCGCCCTGGATCGATAGGTTGTCCACGATGGACAGGTCGTTGTTACCGGGCGCGGGCATGAGGCAACCGACAGACAAGCCCGTGCCGAACGTCCCCGGCGAGGTGTAGTCGGTGGAGCTGGGCACCGTGCCCAGGGTGGAGATGGACACGTTGCGCACGTGGGCGTTGGCGCAGCCGTAGAAGTTGAAGCCGCCCCAGGTGATGCCGTAGGCAGTGTGTGGCGTGAGGATCGCCATGTTGCTGAGCATCGGCTGGGTATTGCTGAACCGGGCGCTCGCGCCGTAGGCCAGGCCGTTGCTGGCGCCTTCGTTCGGGCCGCTGATCACGCCGGGGTTGCCGTTGGCGTTCAAGTCGGTGAGCTGCGCCGACGTGGATGAGTAGAAGCCGAAGCTGATCCACGTGGCGCCGCTGATTTGCGGGACGGTCTGCTCCCAATGCCGCACGCCCGCACCGGATCCGTCACTGACGAAGGCCGGCGTCTTCTTCCCGGACGTGGTCGGGTCCGGGCCGAACACCACTTGCCCATTGCCGCTCTTACTCGTGTCCAGCGGGCCGTCGATGACGTAACCGCCGGTCGGCGGGGTGTAGACCTCGGAGTACGGGTGGCCGACGGCCCGGTAGGCCTCGGCCGCCGCAGTGGCCGCCCGGATGGCGTCGTAGTTGTTCGTGCCGAAGACCACGATGGCGCCGGTGATGGACGTCGGCGGTGCGGCGGCCAGGGCCACGCTGTCCGGCCCGTTGTAGCCGCTGATGACCGTTGCCCATGCGGTCACACCGAATGTGCCGGCGCCTTGCACCAGGACGTGCTTGCTGACGTCGCCGGCGGCGAACGGCCTGCTGGTGGAGCAAGTCAGCGTCGACACGCCCACGTTGACCGCGCCGTCGGTGACGATCACCGCGTCTGACACGGCCCCGTACTTGGTGATGTCGAACCGCCAGGCCGGGGCGGCGGAGAAGCGCGGATCGTCCCCGGCCGCGACCGTGCCGGCCGTCGTGCCGACGTTGGCCACGGCGGCGGCGCCCAGGCCGAGGTTCCCGCGTGATGCCGCCTTGTCGAGGACGTCACCCAGGTTGGCGGCTTTCGCCAGCAGCGTGGACGGGTCGGCGAGCAGGCTGTAAGAGCCAACCACCGGATCCGGCACGATCACCTGCGCCAGCGTCACCGACGGAGCGGACTTCGGCAGGCTGATGTACCGCACCCAGCCCGGCGCGTTCGTGAAGAACGCGGTGACCTTGTACGACCAGCCGGTCGGGTTCATGCCCGTCACGTCATTGGCCGCCAGCGTGACACTGAACTGGCCGCCGACCAGAGTCACTTCCGTGGTACCGCCGAGCAGCACCTCCTGACCCGCCACCGTCACCGCATCCGGGCCACTGAAGAACAGCTTGCCCTGGATCGGCGTCCCGTCAGGCAGCACCAGCGGCTTACCGGAAGAGACCGTCACCCCATCCACACCAGCAGGCAGCGGCACAACCCACCTCCGATCCGCCGGTCACGGGCTACTTGGCGGTGTCCTGGCCTTGCTTCGCGCGCGGACCGCGGCGCGGCTTCGGCTCGGCGGCGTTCTCCGCCGGCTTCTCCGCAGCGGTGCTCTCGGGAAGCGTGGGCGCCAGCTTGGGCTTGTCCTCGCCGTCGTCCGCCTTGGTGACGTCGTGGTCGTACTGTTCCTTCAGCACGCGGGCGACTTCCTTGGCGTCCTGCGTGCGACCCGAACGAACGTAGGCCTCGTGCTCCTCGATCAGGGCGGCCTTGTACCGGTCTTCGACGCTGCTCATAGCTCCCTCACCTGCTCGATCTCGGGCAGCAGTGCGTAGTAGTCCTCTTTGAGCCGTCTGCGCAGCGGAGACCGCTGCCGGGTACGGTGCTCCAGCCGTACATCCCACAGCGCCTCGGCTGGCTCGGCTCGGTGCTTGGTGTCGTTGCCGCACAGCACGCGCGTACCGGTCTTGCCGGGCGCGGTGACCACGTAGTGAGCCTGCTGCACGCCGATCCCTGGCAGGGCCCGGAACAGCACGCGGATCGGGAACTGGGAGTCGAGGTCGTCGCGCTCCCACATCGTCACCTCGGCCACGTCCTGCTGCGTCGCCGCGAGCAGCGTGCGGGTGTCGGCCGGCACCTGGGTGAGCACCTCGTCGGCGTCGATCCGCAGGAACCAGTCGCCAGGCTCGGCCATCGTCGAGCCGAGCCTGAACATGAAGTCGCGTTTCTCGACCTCGTTGCCCCACCACGGCTGGCGCGAGGTGTGGATCGTGCAGCCCATCCCCGTACCGGCCGCCGTGTGCGCGATCGTCTCCGCCTGCTCGATACCGCTCGCCGGCTTCCGGACCGCGCCGGGGAAGCGGGCGTAGGGTCCATCGACCGCGATCAAGTGGTCACACAGGCGGGCCGCGGACGCCACGCACTCGGCGAGCCACGAGGCAGGCTCCTCGTACCACGACAGCAGACCGATGACCTTCATTGGTGCACCCCCAGCCAGCCCCCGCGCGGATTTTTCAGCCTCAGCCCTGGCTGGTTGGTCTGGGCGCATGCGAACCCGATCTGCGAATGCAGCGTCGCCGCGTGATGCCCGTTGCCCGCGTCGTGGACCACGACGACGGACCCCGGTTTGCCGTGCTCGGTCCACAACTTCAGCTCGGCGAACCGGAAGTCGGGATCCGAGTCGAGGATCACCAAGTCGGCATCCTGCACGTGCATCCAACTCGGAGTCGCCAGCATCGGATCAGCGGGTGGTTGGCGCCATGCAGGATCCGACTCGAACCCGAAGAACCGGCAGGCGCCCAGGTCGAGATGCTCGGTGATGCGACCCACGCCGACGCCGGTCTCGACGACAACCGCAGGCTGCAGCATCCGCTGAAGCATGCCGACGAAGCGACAGAAGTCCTGCTCCGGCGACCATTCGTCCCACGACAGCCAGCCGAGGTCGGCGTGCGGTGTGAACTGCTTTTCGTCCTGCATGACACCCCCGTGTGGACCGGACCGGAGCCCGGCCCACCTTCATGATCAGAACGCCGGGGCGATCAGACCGGTGCCACCGATCTCCACGACCGACGCCGGGTAGCGCGCGGCCGTGAAGGCGAGGTAGCCGTAGACCTGGAGGCGCACCGTGAGGTTGCCGGAACCGACCTCCGGCAGCACCCGGGAGCGAAGGCCCGACTCGTACAGGAGCACATCCGACGCGCGCAGGACGTGGATGACGTCCTCCGTGGTGGACGCGCCCAGGTTGGTCGGCATGCTCGGGTCGGTGACCACGGGAAGGCCGTGCATCTGACCGACGACCTGCTGCGAGGCGACCGAGCCGAGGGTGGCGACCGCGTTCTGCGGGTTCCCGGCGTCCGGCACGACCAGCGGGCGGCCGTTGGAGTCGGAGGCGGCGAGCAGGTACGCCCACCGCCGCGGGTGCATGACGATCACCGTCGGCGCCATGAAGCGCAGCGTGTGGACCCGCTGCACCGCATCCGCGATCTTGCTGTACAGCTTCGCCACGGTCGGCGTCGCGTCCGTGTAGGTGACCGTGGTGATGCCCGACGTGGCGCGGACACCGGTGACCTGCCCGGACGAGCCCGAGCCGGAGATGACCTGCAGGTCCGTCTTGGTGGCGTAGTCGGCGACCAAGTCGCGGAAGATGACCTCGTCGAAGGACACCGGCGACTGGTCGAGCAGCTGGATGGCCACGTCCTGCTGACCGGCGATGGTCCGCACCGGCGCGTTGATGAACGTGTCCGTCAGGTCGGTCTCCTGCACCGCACCGTTGTCCGCGGTCTGCACCGCGGTCGCGACACCAGTGGCCACCTTCGGGATGTTGATCGAGTCGGTGCCGGGAGGCAGCGGCTGGTTGTTCACGACGTTCGCGTAGGCCCGGCCCGCGCGCGCCAGCTCGATGTACTGCGACATGAGCCACAGCGGCGGAACGAAGTAGCCCCCGTTGCCGTCCGTGCGGGCGAGGTCGCGGTACTCGGGTGCGCTCGCGACGTCCTGGGCGTGCCGCTGGAGCCGCTCGCGGGCGCCGCCGTCGGCGTCCATATTGAGCTGGACACGGGCCAGGTCCTGCAGGTAGCTCTTGCCGTTGCCGCGCTCGTAGGTGCGCGCCTCGGAGACGGATTCGACACGGGCCTGCGCCCGCTTCAGAGCCGCAGCGCCGGCGGTGACGGTGCGGGA